ATTGAGTTTTGGGGTGGTGAACCATTTGTTTATTGGAAAACCATGAAACCATTGGCAGAGACCATTCGTGACCGATTTGAACATTGGGAAAATAAACCACGATTCTCTGTAATTACTAATGGTTCTATTCTTACACCAGATATTTGTGATTGGTTGATGATGATGGATTTTTCTGTATCAATCTCACATGATGGACCTGGTCAATCAGTTCGTGGTCCTGATCCGTTTGATGATCCAGACCAAAAGAAAATCATTTTAGATTTCTATCGTGCTATGTCCCGTTTGGGTAAAGGTATCAGTTTTAATCCAATGATGAATTCTAAAAACAAATCTCGTAAAGAAATCTATGAATGGTTTGTTAATCTTACTGGTGATCCTGATATTAAACTTGGTGAAGGAGGCATTGTAGATAGTTATGATGAAGATGGTATGCAGAATAGTTTGCAGACCAAATCCGAACACTTTGATTACCGCAAAACAGCCTTCTCAGACATTTATGTAACCAATGGCCAAATTGGTTTCTTTGGCCAATTAGGTAAGATAGATGGTTTTACTCAGGCAGTTCTATCTCACTCAGAATCAAAATATCTTGGTCAGAAATGTGGCATGGATGATGAACACGTTATGGCAGTTGATTTGCGTGGTAATGTAATGACCTGTCAGAACGTAAGTGCTCTGGAGATAGGTAAAAATGGTGAATCACATCATGGTGGTAATCTAAAAGAATTCGATAAGGTTGAGATTAAAACCTCAACCCATTGGTCAAATCGTAAAGAATGTCCTAAATGTCCTGTATTGCACCTGTGTAAAGGTGCCTGTATGTTCTTAGATAAGAAGTTTTGGGATATATCATGTGCTAACTCCTATTCAGACAATGTGGCTCTCTTTGCGGTAGCTCTGGCTCGTATGACAGGTTATATTCCTGTATTGATTAAACATCCAGAATTGCCATTGGAACGCCAAGATATTTGGGGTACCGTATACGAACACAAAGAAGAACCAAAGAAAAAGATTATATCAATCAAAGTGGTAAGTGAGAAAATTGGTGAGATTGAAGGTGTGGAAGTTTATGGAAAATCACGATTGGCCGATGGTATAAATATAGAAGTAACCAATTAAAGAATAATAACCATGACATTACCATCATCTGGAGCAATTAGTTTTAATGACGTAAATAGTAAGATAGGTCAATCACCTACTTTCTCATCCAGCCTACAATTTCTGAACGACCAGATTGTACCTACTCAACGGCCAGCAACACCTGCCATGGACAATTTTTACTCAAAGAATTACTTTCAGAATAATACACAAGGTAATTGTGATAATGGTAACTGCACAAGTAATTGTAACTGTGGTAACATTCAATGCAACAACTGCTTGATTTCTGGTACAGTAAACTGCACTAACTGTGATACACAAAACTGGTTACAGACAAACTGTAACTGTGTATCAACACCTTACAATTGCACCACATCAGAAACATCATTTAACTGTAACTGTGCTTGCAACTGTTCTAAGATTATTTGCACAAAATTACATCAATTTGGAATGATGCCATATTCAATATTTGCTGCCGATCAACAATATGGTGAGTGGTTAAAGAAAAATGATAAAGTTGTATATCGTGGTTATATCCGTTGGGCAAAAACTGTAACTGCTTGGATGGATGGCACCGGCCCTAATTTTATGTTGTGGGTTAATAAAGAAGAAAGAAATCAAAAACAAAAAGAATCAACAACAAAGTGGGCTCATAAAATAGCTACACCATGGTCAGAACACATGGCATATCTTATGGGTGCGGTTAAGAATGATAATGAAGTTGGTAAAATTTTAATGAATATCGGCCGACCAATTTGTAAATTTGTGTTTAGTTTACCTAAAAAATATAAATTAGGTCTATTTGGTTCATGGATGATGTGGTTTTTGTGCTTAGGTAGTTATTTTTATGCCACAACATACGTTAAAATAACTAATATTTTTAATAAAATTAAAATGTATGTAAAAACAAAATTTGTTCAAGGATTTGCTAAATGACAAACATTAACATTAACTTAAAAGATATCGACCTCAATGCTGATGGTGTGGCTGATGCTGATTTAAATCGTGATGGTGTAGTAACCGAAGAAGAACTCAATGCTTATAGAAAACATATTGTTCATTACTTTGATAATCAATTAGGTAATGACATATTGAATTTATCACCAGAAGATAAAATTCTTTTCTTTCAAATGATTGAACAGTATGCTGATATTTTAGAAAAAATACTACATCCCGGTATTGATATCATTGAACACGTCCAAGGTAAACGTTTCGCTGCAGCCAATGCCGATCCACACGAAGGTATTAATTGGGATTATGATTGTCCAATTATTCGTGCCTATGAAGAATGGAAGGCCTCTAAGGCTTAGTATATTATGATTCGTCATGTTCTTAAAACTAAAAAACAAATTCAATCCGAAACCATTTGATATAACTGGTTCTCGCATCCGTTTTGGTGAACAAGTAGACGGCCAATTTAAAGGCATCGAATACTTCAACATCAACTACTCAAATACTGATTCTCTCTTTAGTTTGGTACCTAACCAATATCGAGAGAACTTTTGCTTGACATTAATGAAAATTAATACTATAATACCTCCACATACCGATACAGGTATTATGGTAACAATTAATTTTTATATTGAAACAAGTAACTGTACCACACACTTTTATAAATTTAAAGGTGAACCTAAAAAATATCAGATAGAAAATCAAAAAGAAGGTTTTATATTTGATGAAATAGATTTAGTGCCAGCTGGCAGTTTTATTGCCAACCAATATGATGCGTGGGTGCTTGATGTAAGTCAACCACACAGCGTAAAACCAATTGGTGATATTACAGAACGATTAGGATTGTCTTTGGCAACGAATACATATAATTATGATGATGTATGTAATATGTTACACGAAACAGGAAACTTATGATGTGGATTGAAAAATTAGATATCAAAGTAGATATTGAACGACTACGAAAAGAAGTAGAAGAAAAAGTATTTACACTTGGTAAACAACAAATACAAGGTGAAGAATTTGAAACTGTAGAATATCATGGCTTTGGTGGTTGGACATTGTTATCTCGTACCGGTGATTGGCGAGATGGTTGGGAAGTATATCACTCAGATGATAAAGAAACAAATGATATGTTTTTTCCTAATGGTCAATACAACTATAGAGCTATGAAGTATCTCAATGTATCTCACGCATTTGAACATAAAAACCCAACACAAGGTTGCACAGGTTATATTAAAGAAGTATTGAACCAATTAGAAGAATTGGGATTCTATCCACGCCGAGCAAGAGTTTCATGCCTACAGGCACACTCCAAATCTTTGGTACACAAAGATGCAGCCACAAATAATTACATGGCTCGTATTCATATTCCATTAATCACCAATAAGAAAAGTGTGCATATCTGCCAAGGCAAATCATTACATCTGCCTGCTGACGGTTCTGTGTATATTATGTGGGTAAATTTGTGGCACCAGATTCGTAATGATTCGGATGAGGACCGTTATCATATCATTATGGATGGCTACGATACAAAACAAATTACAAATCATTTTAAGTATACTGGTAATATACAATTAATGGAACAAGATGCCATTACATATCGTAAGAATATGGATGAAGTAACTCTTACACCAGATGAGATTGCATACTTTGATAAGATTAAAGAGAAGTTTGTTACGAAGAAAGAATAATGGATATTGTAAAAAGTAATTGGTGGGTATCACCATATTGGGCAGTTCAAACAGGCCTCAATAGTCAATTCAATTGGGAACTAGAAGAAGAACTTTATTGGATTGCCAAAGATATTGCAACAGGTCGTGATGGCAATCCCAAAGATAGTTTATGGGAATATGACCGACCACATTTAAATTATCTAAAGAGTATTATAAATTTGGCCGTCAAGAAGCACGTATTCTCTTTAATATCAGAAGCACAACAACTCAATATAGAACCAGATTATGTGATGGCATGGGCCAATATCAAAGAACCAGGCGAAAGTATCGAAGCACACGCACATAATGATGCCTCACTCACAGCCACCTATTATATTCGTGCAAAAGAAAATTCTGGTGACCTAGTATTACTCAGCACAGAAAACATTATTGATGATAAAGGTGCATTTGTTCATAACGATAAATCAGAATTAAAACATATACATATTGAACCTGAAGAAGGGATGTTGATATTTTTTCCGGCATATGTTGTTCATGAAGTTCAAACAAATAAATCAAATGATTTGCGTATTTCATTATCAACCGATATAAAACAAAAGATAGATAGAAATGCACCAAATGCCATGGTGTTGAAAAGTTGGACTAATAGTTTTTTAAAAATGAGAGAAAATGTTTAATTACTGCCCACCAAAACAATTACAAGACCTGCAATCAGAAACATTTCCTGATGGCCGAAGATTCTATAAACTGCCTGATGGTACAAAACTACCATCGGTTACCACAGTAATTGGTGCCCAAAAGAAACATATCTTTCAAGCATGGCGTAATAAAGTGGGTGAAGATGTTGCCAATGCCATTACAAAGAAAGCAACCTCTCGTGGCACCAATGTGCATACTTTGTGTGAAAAATATTTAAACAATGAATCATTGGGTAATATAATGCCTGATGCACATGAAATGTTTTTATCAATCAAACCACATCTCAATCGTATCAACAACATTCATTATCAAGAACAGGCGTTATGGTCTACACAATTAAAGATGGCTGGCCGAGTGGATTGTATTGCTGAGTTTGATGGTGTGCTTTCGGTAATCGATTTTAAAACATCCAAAAAGATTAAGAGCCACGAAGATATCGAAGATTACTTCTGGCAAACATCCGCTTATGCCTTGATGTATGAGGAGTTGATTGGTGAACCTATCCATGATTTGGTTATCGTCATGGCCGTTGAGGATTCGAGTCCTATCGTGTTCAAACAAAAGACTGAGGACCACATAACAGGCCTAGTCAATGCCATTTCATATTATGAAAAGAATGGTAAACATTGAGTGAACGGCTTGACTAAATAAGTATAAACACTTATAATAGGACACTATGAACAAATATTGGAAAAAACTCTGCACTCCCGAGCAGAACGAAAGACAATTGGGAGCTTTAAAAATATTGGCTGGTGGTTTAAGTTTTCTTTTTATTATTTGGCTACTCGAAAGGATTCTGTAATGCCTAGCAAAGATTGTGTTAAAGAATATAAAGTAAGAAGTTTTGCCTTTTACATGGGTGCTTGTGCAGTTTCATTATTTTTTATTGGTATACTTCTTGCATTAACTTAATTCGTAGAAGTTGTTTGAATGTTGTTGTGGACGGCGGTGCAAATCCGCCCACCTCCACCAAAAGTATATTGACGGACCGAGTTATCGGTAGCAAACACACACTATAGTTGTGGCAATATACTTCTGATGGGGGTGTTTTAGAATCGACATGGCAAACTAGAACAATGGAGAATCGTCAAAGCTAAAGACGTTAGGATTGAGGATACTCGGTCGAAGAAGCAAATTAAATTAAACGCTAACGATAATAAGTTTGCACTTGCTGCCTGATAGGTAAGCGGAGTTTCACCAGGTGAACTTAGCAACAGAATCACCTGGATAAATAAATCACCAGCAACACACAAACCGCTGGTAATACACATAAACACACACAAGGAGAAGTAAATGAGTATGACACCCTATGAGATACGGCTAGAACTCTTAAAAATGGCCAAAGAAATGCTCACCGATGACTATTATGGCAAGCGTGAAGTTATTTCAAACGAGTGGACAACCAAGGTAGAAGAATCCAAGATTAACGGAACTCCTTCACCACAACATCCAGGTTTTCCACCATTTCCCTCCGAAGAAGAAATCATTAAAAAAGCAGAGATGCTCAATGGTTTCGTTTCTCAAACCCCTCCACAACCTGAAGTTAAAATAAAATCGAAAGCTAATTCGTAAATTGGAGACCAAGGCGGTCAGATGTTTGGCCGCCGTAATCAAAAAGGAAGAAAAATGTATTTCAACCGTAAAGTAACAAATAAATTTTTAATTGCAATCTCAACAGCTCTTATTGCAGTTAACCTACTAATTCCCGTAGCCAAGGCACAAGCAAACAAAGTAACTGTTTCAAATCTTGGCAACCATTTCAGTAATGAGGTACAATGCCTTGCTGAAAACATTTATTATGAATCTGCTAGTGAGTCTTTTGAAGGTAAATTGGCAGTAGCACAAGTAACACTCAATCGTGTAAACTCTGGAAAGTTTCCAAAGACCGTTTGTGGTGTTGTAAAACAAAAAGATGAAGTGAATGGTAGAATGGTCTGCCAGTTCTCTTGGTTTTGTAGTCAGGCATACAGTATGATTCGTAACCCATACCAATGGGAAGAATCGGTACTTGTTGCAAAGAAAGCCTTGACATCTGAAGTTGCTCATGTTACACTACACAAAGAGAAGGCAATGTATTATCATGCCAACTATGTAAAGCCAAATTGGAATTTACCAAAAATCACACAGATTGGTAATCACATTTTTTATAAAGAGAGAAGTAAAATATAATATGCCAACAAAAGGTGAGATTAAAGATTTTAGTATGATGATTGAAGAACTGGCATCCAAATTGAAATGTAATCATATGGATGCCATTCTACATCATTGCAAAGAAAGTGGTTTAGAAATTGAAGTGGCTTCTACACTTATTTCTTCTGCACTCAAAGCAAAGATTAAAGAAGAAGCACAAGAATTAAATTTGATTAAAAAGAGTTCAAAGTTACCTCTTTAAATTGTTATGATTGAAAATTCAGGTTTTGCCGCTTTCGCCATGTTTCATGCGTTGAAGCTGCATTTCACATCCGATAGTTACGACTATATCAAATACAATGGTAAGACTAATGTTACCAAAACCACATTCTCTACCAGAAAAGACAAGTATTCATTCTACCGTTTATCTCGTAAATTTGGATTGACAGAATTAAAAGATTACTATGTTGCCAACTTTTTGGTAAATGATGTTCAATGGGTCGGTGATATAATAGGACCTGATTCTGAAGAAATTTATAAGAAGTGGCAAAAAAGAATACAGAGCTTGACTTATACCTTTGAAAATGATATAATTAAACTGTTAGATAGAGTTGATGACCCAAATGAATTATTAATGGTTAGAAAGAATGAATTTCCATTATTAATGCAATGTGTTCAACAGGGTGATGTTGCAATTGAAACACTTATCATTTTAGATGATATTATGAATTTCTTTCCAATGTGGCAAAAAGAAATCTATGATGATATTGTGTGGCCAAATTTTAAAATGAAATGCCAAAAGTATAAGGCATTTCTACATTATGATAAAGAAAAGTATAAACAAATATTAAAAGAAAAGATTAAAGAATATGCATAAGATTACCAAGATTTACTTGGACATGGATGGTGTGATTGCCGACTTCAATAAACGATACAAAGAATTGTATAAGATTGAACCGAAAGAGGCAGACACATATAAAACCTTTGATAAGTTTTTTACCATGTTCATTGCTGACAGACAATTTGCCAAATTAGATTTGATGCCTGATGCTATGATGTTGATTAACTATCTTAGGTCATTA